CCAGGGATAACCATTTCATCGTCGCCTAGTGCTCCAACTGCTTTGTCTACTAAGCGGCAACTACCTTGGTTACCTGTGCCGTCACCGGCATCGTTTACTACAAATAATGTTTCTGCTCGCTGGCTAAGAATAATACCAGTGGTTGATTCTGCATTGGCACCTACTTTAACGACTGCGTTAAAGTTGTTCTCACCTGTTAAGTCAGTAGTAGCGTCAGAAGCTATAACGCCTAAATATCTTTTGTTAATCGGACGTCCCATTTGTTTTCTCCTTGGTTACGTTCTAAGTAATACGCGGCGGGTCATTTCCGCATAAGTCCACCGAATGTGGCACGATTATAGACACAAGTATTTATCATTCAAGAACCCACTTTAGTTTACCACAGTCCCAGACCTTTAGTAATCCTATCTGTTTGGTTATTTGCTTTTCTGTAAGATTTTTGTCAAAGCCTTTTTTAACTAACTTCTGCTTTGAGAAAGTAAACCGGTGATACATTCTTTCTTCTCTTGGCTTAATATACCAGTAGCTTGGTGGGACTTCTTTCTCTAACTTAAATCCTAAAATCTTATAAAGGTTACCGTCACTCCATTCATTATCCGAGTACGAAACGACACGCCCCAATGAATAAGTTTTCATGAAGTGCTTTAACAATCTTGACGCTCCTCCTGTAACACATTTAGATGTTGCATACCGAACTAACTCATAACCTTCTTCTTCTTTTCCTATTGCTACTCTGCTTTTAGAGAAAGTCATAAGAGAAACTAGCTCGCCGTTATAGTATAGACCTAGTCGTATACTAGCCGGAGTGTAACCTAAGATATGGGTCTCGTCGAGAAAGTCTTTACATTCTTTTGAAGTTACTGGGTGTATGATGCACTTGCGAGCATATACTTTAGTGTCTGTTAATTTCAATTTATTAATTAGAAACTTCTTTACTATCGACTTTTTTGATTTCCAGTAAGGCGAAAAGATCGTAATTAACTGTATTCCTAGATCTTTGCATTCTTTATACTTATTATAGTGATAACTTCTTGTGATATGGTCGATGTCATCGTGGTGCCAGTATACTCCGTTGTATTCTATTGCGATATTATAGTCCGGCAAGTAAATGTCTAACTCCTTACCCGAAGCAAGAACAGAACGACTATTTTCTATAATATTCGTTATTCCTAAATCCTTTATAAAGTCGACTACTTCTTTTTCTTCGATGCTCTTAAAAGGAATTTTTATCTTATGCTTATTAAGATATCGATACACTGTCTGTATATGTACATTTAAACTGTCAGCTATATCATATACAGACATAGTTTCAAACATTTGTTTTAGTTCTATTGGATTCCTAAGACGTTTAATGTCTTTACTGTCGTATCTACTAGACCAATAATCGATATCCTTATCTTTAAACGTTCTTTTTATCTGCTCAGGATTATTATAGTTCTCTGATCCGTACTTGGTTAATTTTGTTTCCCTAACTTTCTTTACTGTTGATCTTACGTTGTTTGAATCAGAATAAAACTTCGCATGCCTTTCTCTGGTTTTAGATATTTGTCCAACATTACTAACTCCGTAGGTTTCAGTTGTAGTTCTTTTTCTTTTTTCTAATATTTCTTTCTTTTCCTCTACAGTAAGAAGTTGGCTACTGCTTGACACTTTTCTACTAACAGACTCTCTAGCACATTGGCACACATTTGCTCTTCCGCAATATCTATAACCTTGAGTTAAACTATTAAATTTCTTTTGGTTTCCTAGTTCACAAATGCTGCTGTTTGGGTACAGTACATTGTAGATCTTCTCAGATAATGTGTTGCCAGGGTGTAAGCTAACGAACGTAAGTAACTCTTGATCGGATTTAACTCTTGTTGACACCTGTTTTGTCGGTGTAACTGAAACTAACTGTTCTAACCTTTCTTTGTATCTCATAGACTATAACACCTTTGAACCTGCCTCTACACTTATTTATTGAAACCAATAAAAAACCCGTCCTAAGACGGGTTTTTATACTTCTGCCTACGTGGTTATTAGCTAAAGCTAACGTTGCCGTTAGTAATAGCAACTTTGCCCAAGTAATCAGCAGCATTCCCCAAGCTCGAAGCAGTATTGCTTAGCTCGACGTAGCCGTAGCGTGTCATAAAGCTAACTACTGGTTCAAAAGTACTTGGATCAAGTACAACACCTGAGCTCATTAGCGGGATATATGGGCAATAGAACGCCGCAGCATCCGACTCGCTTGTACCCTTGTAACCAATAAGAACTGGTGAGTTGTCTGACGCATAAGTGTTAACATACACTTTCATAGCGTTGTTCAAAGTACCAACCATCTTAGTATTAGTTGGGGCTTCGAAAGTACCTTCTGTAGTACGAGCGAACGCACTAGTAGTAGCACTCTGCAGGATAGTTAGGGCAAATGGTGAAACCACTGACCAGTTACCTGCGCCACGACGTGTACGCTGAGCGATCAAGTTACTTACGCGGTTGATCTGAACAGCTAGTGCAGCGTGCTCGTCACCTACGAAAGTAGCAGTACCACTTACAGCAGCCTGGTCGTAAGTTTCACTAGCAGTACCTGCTAGGTTTTCTAGGCTACCAAGTACTTCTTGGTCGATTTCAGCAGTAATTTCTTGTGCAAGAGCTGCCATAATCTCAGCTTCGATGTCGATGCCGTGCATTGACTGTGCGTCCTGCGCACCTTCAAAGGTCCAGCGAGCTGATAGCTTGCGTGACTTGGCTTCAACAGTTTGCTTCAAGATTTGGATGCTCATTCTGTTACCAGCGTTGCCTTCTAGTGAAGATGTTGCTGCTGGAGCCTTGTTGCTGCCTGGTGCGCCTGAGTACGCCTCAGCAATCTTGAATGGGCTTAGAGCCTCTTCACCTGCACTTGCGCCGTTGTTGCCGTCAGCGTAACGTACACGAAGTGTATGGATCTGACCAACTGGGCCAGTCATTGGCTGGACGCCAACTAGCTCGTTAGCAATTACTGTAGGCATCACACGTCTGATAACAGGTAGGATTACACGATTAAGCGTAGCCACGTTACCAGCAGATGTTGCGCCTGCTGTAGCACTTTCTGACAAGTACTTGCGAGTGTTTTCTAGTGTAGCAGCCATTACAGACTTCTTGTTACCGTCAAGGCCTTCAAGAAGAGCTGTTTTGGTGTCCTGCCAGCGTGATTCTAATAGTTCTGACATCATTTTCTCCTTTAGTTCAATCCAGCTAGACGGCGTAACTCAAGTACATTTGATTCGTCTGCTTGTTGTGATGTTGTCTTTTGTTTCTTATTGCCTGTAACTTCTTTGCCTTCAGATAGTACTGCCTTACGAGTTTGTGGTTTTTGGCCATCAATTACGCTTGGTAGATACTTATTGAAAGCTGACTGAAGTCTGTTGGTCTGTACACCTTCGAGTAGGTCTTGCATGACTTCGCGCTGTCCTTTGCTTAAAGGACCCGTTAGCTCTGACATGATTTCCTTTCTTTGTGCTGCCTCAACCAATTTACGATTCTCTTTAGTTTGAGATTCTACTAAACCTTTTGCTTTGGCAGCAAAGGCCTTAGCTTCTGCTAGTTGCTTTTCTTTAGCGCCAACAACTTTCATCAGCTTAGCAATTTCGCTTTTTTCGTTTAGGTAGCTGTTTGAGTATTCTGAAGCAAATGCTTCAAACAACTTACGACCGAAGTCGTTCCTGCGTGCTTCTTCAATATCTTCTTTTAGCTGACCGATTTCACCACGTAGGGCTTTGTCGACAGTTTCTGATACTGCTTTAGCACTGCGTTCGATAAAGTCTTTTTTAACCTTACCAAAGTGCGTCTTAGCTTCACGGACTAGGCGTACCTTAGTCTCAGCTAGGTCTTTCTTGTCTTCATAGAACTCTGCAATTTCGTTAGCAAGAGCGTCGACTACAAATTCTTCTAGCTTGGCAGTTTGTGCTGCCTGTGCTTTTTTGTCTTCGTGTAGTTCTGCAATTTCTGATCTTAGCTGTTCAAAAACAAAGCCTTTTAGTCGCTTTGCGTTTTCACGCATTGCTACCGCATACTTTGCTTTAGCTTCTGCTAGTTGCTTGCGATCATCTGCAAACTCAGCAATTTCTTCAGCTAGTCTTTCGCTAAGCATTTGATCAATAGCTTCTACCATTGTCTGCTTATCGTGCTCATACTTTTGTGCAAATTCTTCACGAAGCTCCGCAGTAACTTGCTGGCGATTCTCTTTGATCTTCGCGTCCCAAGCTTCTTGTAGTTCTGCTTTTACCTCTTCTGATACTGCATTGCTCTCGAAGAGTGATTTTAATGCATCCAACATACTGTTCTCCTCGCTTATCGGAGCCCGCTTATAATTTTCAATAAGCTCTCTTTTAGGTACTTCTGTGCTTTAGGGTCATACTTTGCTGCTTCTGCTAATTCGTATGCCTTCATACCGCCTCTTGTGTTCATCATATGTTCGTAGATTGCGGTAGGATATGCGCCTGGGGCGCTAGGTTGAGCTACGCAGTCAACAGTGATAATTTCGAAGTCTGAAACTTCTCCGTTACCATCATCTGACACGTTTCCCGAACCCCTAGAAGAGACACCTAGTTTGACGCCGCTCTCGAGCATTGTCTTCACTAGGTTCCCCATAGGTGTCGGTAATATTTTCATCTTGCCGTAGCCGTTTGGTCCATCCATCCACATCTCTGTGATCATATGGCTTACACGGTCTAGGTTAATGTTGAGACCTTCTGGATGATCAACTTCTCCAAGAACTGAGTATCCTCCGCTGATTTGATCATTGAGAGTTTTGACAGCCCTGCCAATTTCATTTACAGGATACACACGTTGATTAGCATTGCGTACACCGCCTTGAATACAAACACCTTTTAAGTAAAGGTCCTTGCCGCCTTGAGCGTTTTCAGCAGACTCAATTACCATACCAGCTTGGTCGAATGTCAAATTCTCTTGTAAAGTTCTCATCTAACGTCCCTATTACTTCTTCTTGCTGCCACCAATAATCGGCTTAGTGTATGCTCCGCTTTCGCCTGAGCCTTTCTTCTCTGTGCCGTGTCCTTTCGAAACTGTGCTCTGCTTCTTAGAAGCCTTTGCACCTGGCTTATTGATGTTACCAGCGTCTTGGTCCTTAGCGTTTAGGTCGCCTAGACCAGCATGTTCGCCGCCATCATTCGTATCACCGCGTGCGATGTTTTGAGTGGTGCCGTCTCCCATTTTATTTGGCCCGGCAACCGCTGACTTAGTATTAGCTCCGTTG